AAGCCATTGGAAACGGACAAGTCCCATTGTGTGCCGCAACAGCATGGAGATTTTTGAATGACCAAATCTGAAGCAAACCAAATTCTTGATCGAGTAAAAAATGGAATCCCAACAGCAACCATCCAAATCACAGAAGCGCTCCTCACAACGGGAGATATTGGAGTTAATGAGGCAAACAGAAGCCTTGGAGTGGTTAGATCGTTACCAAGAGCAGATTTATCAGCATGGCAGGAACCATGCGAGAGTTTGGTGGGATAAGACGATTGCAGACATTAAGCGCATCCGTGGCGAGAAAGCCGCTAACCAACTGCGCGAAACCATGAACCGACTGAAAAATGAGATACGCAAAAAGAGTTGATGCCAACCAAGAGCAGATCGTTTCAGCCCTCCGCGCTGCTGGCGCTTACGTCTGGATCATTGGCCTACCAGTTGACCTTTTGGTTGGCTACAAAGGCCAGACATTTCTGGTCGAGGTCAAAACGGACTCTAAAAAGCGTTTAACGGCCCTACAAGCAGATTTTTTTGAGAATTGGTCTGGAAGTACGCTGGCGCGTATCGATGGGCCTGAAGCCGCATTAAGAATGATTGGAGTTGTGAAATGAATCCGTTTTTGATAAATGAACCCACTTGCATTAGTTTTTCTGGCGGCAGAACGTCAGCTTATATGCTTTGGCGGGTGCTTGAAGCGCATGGCGGCAAGTTGCCAGATGATGCTGTGGTGTGTTTCGCCAACACAGGGAAGGAAGATGAGGCGACTTTGCGTTTTGTTCGTGATTGTGAAACGCATTGGAATGTGCCGATTGTTTGGCTTGAATATCAAGACGCTGAAGAATCAAAAGATAGATTCAAAGTCGTGACGTATGAAACAGCCAGCAGAAACGGTGAGCCATTTGAAGCTGTCATTCGCAAGAAAAACTATTTACCAAATCCTGTGACTCGTTTTTGCACGATTGAAATGAAAATCCGAACGATAGCCAATTATTTGTTTTCAATCGGATTATGCGAAACAAGGTCGGAAGGAGAATATATGTCTTGGGTTGGTATAAGGGCAGACGAGCCTCGCAGATCAGCCAAAATTCCACGAGACAGGACTCCATTGGTGACTGCTGGTGTTGGCAAAGAAGAAATAGGAGAATTTTGGAAACGCCAACCATTTGACCTTGAGTTGCCTAATTTCAATGGAGTTACATATCACGGGAATTGCGATTTATGTTTTCTCAAGGGTGAATCTCAAACCAGAAGCCTGATTGCAGAAAAACCTGAACGAGCATTATGGTGGGCAAAAATGGAGGCTCTGGCTCTGGCTCTGGCAAGCAAGCCTGATGGTGCGCGGTTTAGAAAAGACCGAGATTCTTACCAATCCATGTACAACTATGCGCTGAATCAAGTGCCAATGTTTGACAACCCCGACGAATCTATTGCTTGTTTTTGTGGAGATTAATGATGAATGAACCAAACAAAGCCGTTGACTACATCCTGAAACACTCAGCCGAGTATGCCGAGGCCAAAAGCCGCCGTGTATACCTTGAGGAATTCAGAAAAACAAAAAAAGCCTTGTTGATGAAAGATGCGCTGGAGCGAGGAATTGAGGCCGCCAACGCACAAGAGCGCGAGGCTTACGCTCATGTTGAATATGTAGACCTGCTCAAAGGGTTGGCAGAGGCGATTGCGATTGAGGAAACGTTGAAATGGAACTTGGAAGCTGCAAGGATGCGAACAGACATCTGGCGCACAGAACAGGCAAATAATCGAACAATTGAAAGGGTAACGCAATGACACAAGATGAAATCATTGAGGCAAGGGGACAAAAGTGAGAAAGCGTTGCAAAAGAAAAGTCTATGCTTTGGTTAACCCCATTGATATGGCAATTCAGGGGGCTTGCATTACCGCTGAGCAACCTTTGCAGCAACTCAGATTAGGAGAATTGTCGGCCTTGGACGCAATGAAACGTGGCATGGGGACAGTAGAGGATTGGCGCATTCTGACGGACATGATGAACATTGCCGAACAAATGGGGAAAGACGGAATCGGGCCAGAGGTTTTGCCCTGGTGCGAACAGGCCCAGCAAAGTCTTTATAAAGCCGCCAAACGATATGAAAACACAAAACTCATGGGTTTAGACGGTCAAGGCATTAAAGCGCTAACAGAGGTGTTTGAATATCACGACTTGCAACGCACAAACATAGCCAGATCAGTCTATGAAAAAGAAATTGAGAAAACTCGCAATCGAATCAAATCACACGGAAAGGATGTTGTTGCAATATGAGCGTGTCTAAAGCAATTCTGGACGCATTGGGATACATTGGGCCGATGACGGGGGCAGAGATTTCACAGGAAATCAACTACCCAATCCGGCGCACACACGGAATCACGCAGAGATTGAGAAAAGAGTTGCCAAAGCGTCCAAAGCGCATTTACGTCAAAGATTATGTGTTTGATGACGATGGAGCAAGGCGGTATCCAAGGCCAGTGTTTGCATTGGGGGACTTGCCTGACAAGCCAAAGCCAAAATCCGATCCAAAAGAAATCAGAGCCAGATACGAGGCCAAAAAGAAACTGAAAGTAAACTCGGTCTGGATGTTGGGATGGTCAAGAGAAAAAAGAAGAGAACATGGCAAACGCATTTGATTGGAAAAACTGGGTATGTCCAGTAAACGGCAAACCCAAATGGGGTGCGCAAAACCTAGACAAGCAACGAGGGCAATCTGTTGCTCAAAGGCTTGAAGAGGCCAGGATGGAAAACCGTGGGTATGGAACGGTTACTGGGTTGTCAAAAAAGGCTGAGATCAACCTGCTGCCAAAAGACTTCCATGTTTTTACAAGAGCGAGGCCAAGTGCAAATTCCAAAACACCAATACGTCAGAAGTAAAGCCCTGCTCAAGGCTGTTTCAAGCCTAGATTGCCAGCATTGCGGGTCTCCTTACATGGTTCAGGCTGCTCACACAAACTGGGGGCATGGCAAAGGTCGGGGAATCAAGGCCGATGACAACATGACCGCTGCGCTTTGTCTCAAATGCCATTACGAGGTAGATCAAGGCAAAAATTTGAGCCGCGAGGAACGTCAAGCATTATGGCTTGGAGCGCATAAAAGAACAGTACAAACCCTCATTGCAAAAGGCGAATGGCCTGATGGTGTGCCATTGCCAGAAATGGTATGATGTAAACATGGAAAAAGAAGTCGCCTCTTTTGTGTCCGTCCTGTTGCATAGTTCAACTGTGACGCATTTCATGCATTGGGCGACAGATTCTTATGCCAAACATCAAGCCCTGGGCGAATACTACGATGCCATCATTGATCTGGTGGACGAGTACGCTGAGGCATTCATGGGGAAATACGGGCAACTAAAAACGTTTCCTGAAGATTTCCATTTGGCAGAGGAACCCGTAGAGTATCTTTCATCCATCAAAGATTTCATTGAGGAAAGCCGGGAGCATCTGCCGCAAGACACGGAACTGATGAACTTGGTAGACGAAATTGCCGATCAAGTGAATTCAACACTGTATAAATTGCGTTTCTTGAGTTAAAAGACGAAGCCCCAAAGCGGGAGACAATCGCAATGGGGCTTCTAACCACACAAAAGGGGTTGTATGGCTGGTTTAAATTCTAACTTGACGCAAGATTTGTTACACGAAATTTTTGAATATCGTGATGGCGAATTGTTTTGGCGAGTAAACTCTGGCAACAGAAAAAACCTTGCTGGATCAAGGTTGAAAACAATAAACAATCATGGATATTTAACTGTTTGCATTCAGCAAAAACAGTACTTAGTTCATCGAGTGATCTATTCAATGTTTTATGGTGATTTTGATGGACTGATTGACCACATTGATGGCAATAGACTAAACAACCGCATTGAAAATCTAAGGTTGGCAACCCACAGTCAAAATAGTTTCAATTCAAAACTTTATAAAAACAATAAAACTGGCATCAAAGGTGTATCTTATGTCGCTAAAGACGATAAATTCATAGCTCGTTGTCAAACTAAAGGACAATCAAAGTATTTGGGTTCTTTTGATTCTCTTGAGCAAGCGGATGCTGTTTTAAGGGCTTATCGTTTAAGCAGTCATAAGGAGTTTGCCAATCATGGATAAAAATTGTAAGTCTTGTCGCTTTTATTCGCAAAACGGCAACGTTCTAGGGCTGTGTAAGCGTTTTCCCGAATACCAACACAAGTCTGAAAATGAATGGTGCGGTGAATACGCCCCCAAAATGCTGGCGCTTCCAGTGATTGATCCTCCTCAAACTGACAGAATTACCATGACTTTGCCTGAAAACGATGGAACGGCAGAGGTTAAGCGTCGTGGTCGCCCAAAAAAGGAGTCAAACAATGTTTAAGCCATTGCACGACAAGATTATTGTCAAGCCTGAACAGCGTTTTCAATCAGCGTTGCTGGATTTAAGCCAGATGCAAGGCCCGGACACTGTGGGCCATGTGGTCGCGGTAAGCGAAGAAGCAAAGCGTCAGGGTTTAAGCGTTGGCGACAAAGTGCATTTTGGCACTGTGGCAAGCGATGTGACGAATGAATATCTGAAGTTTGAGCCGATCATGATTGACGGGCAAAAGCATCTCAAAATGTCCTGGCAGGACGTTTGTTTTGTGGAGGAAGTATGAAGCAAGGACTCTATGCCAACATCCACGCCAAGCGTGAGCGTATTGAACGCCAAAAAGCCGAGGGTAAACCCGTAGAAAAGATGCGTAAACCTGGGACAAAGGGTGCGCCAACTGCTCGAGCATTTAAGGACGCTGCGAAAACAGCGAAAAATAAATGATGCAAGAAGTAATTAAGATTGCTATTGGTCAGCAAATGCACTTGGCAAAATTGGCCCTTGAGAAAAATCAAGAGCAAAACTGCTTTGCGTTTTTGTTTTTGGCTGAGTTTTACAAAGATATGTTGGAGGCGTAATGGCTACCAAGAAGCACGACAAACCAATTCCGCACAAGACAACGGGCAAGGACAAGACATATAACCCGACAGACAAGGGCGCGGGGATGACTGCCAAGGGCAGGGCTGAATACAACAAAAAGAACAACGCCAACCTTAAGCCGCCAGCGCCAAACCCCAAGACGGACAAAGACAAGGCCCGTAAAGCCAGTTTCTGTGCCCGTATGGAGGGTGTGGTCAAGAACGCCAAAGGGCCAACAGAACGTGCTAAAGCCAGCTTGAAGAACTGGAACTGCTGATGGATGTTGTTTACAAGACCTATTGGTTCAGCAAGGCGGCCAAGCAGCAACTGAACTGGCTTAGAAAAAACAAAGGTGAGCCTGGGCTTATTTGCGCTTACCAAGAATTTGTGAAAGACTACGACCGTAAATTACTGGAGTACGCCCATGCCTTTAATGAAGAGCAAAAGCGAAAAAGCGTTCAAGAGCAACATCAAGGCTGAAGTTAAAGCGGGTAAACCCGTAAAACAGGCCGTGGCGATTGCGTATGAGGTCAAGCGCGAGGCCGCAAAGAAGCCCACACAGGCCAAAAAGAAATAAAATTGCCAAATGACTGAAACAGCAGAAAAACGCCCTGTTGGACGCCCAACCAAATACGACCCAGCATATTGCGAACAAGTCGTAGAGTTGGGAAAGCTCGGTAAATCCATCGAGCAAATCTGCTACGACCTCAACACGCCTGTAAGAACTTTGTACGAATGGCGTGATCGTTACCCAGAATTTTCGCAAGCCTTGGAAGATGCAAAGGCATTTGAACAAGCATGGTGGGAAAGTCAGGCTCATGCATACATGGTTGAAACCAAGGATGGGCCAAAACTCAATGCTTCTTTGTGGTCGCGTTCAATGGCTGCAAGGTTCCCGAAAAAGTATCGTGAAAGCACAAAGACAGAGATCACAGGGGCTGATGGATCACCGCTAGTGACAGGCATCCAAGTGACCTTTGTTAAACCAGATGAAGCTGGCGCACAGTAATCCAAGCAATTCCGGACTCCTTCCTGGCTTGGAAGCTCCCTGCGCCAGCACCTATAAATGACCGCTGAAGTCCAAAACGCCATCACCAAAGCGCAGTTTCCGCTGAAACTGCAATGCCTGTTTGAGCCTAAGTCAATCAGGTATCGAGTTCTTTATGGTGGTCGAGGCGGTGCAAAGTCATGGGGTGTGGCAAGGGCGTTGCTGATTAAAGCTGCCCAAAATCCTCTGCGTATCTTGTGCGCCCGTGAATTTCAATCGTCAATGAAAGACTCGGTTCACAAGCTGCTGTGCGACCAGATCATTGACTTGGGGCTTACAGGGTTCTATGAAATCACCCAAAACCAGATCAGGGGCGCAAACGGATCGGAATTCAACTTCATTGGCCTCAAGAACAACATTGCAAACGTCAAATCATCTGAGGGCGTGGATGTGTGCTGGGTTGAGGAAGCGCAGACCGTCAGCCGTTTGTCATGGGATGTGCTGATTCCTACCATCCGTAAGGAAGGCTCTGAAATCTGGATTACGTTTAACCCGCACCTTGAGACAGACGAAACCTACAAGCGGTTTGTGCTGAATCCACCGCATAACGCTGTGGTGCAGAAAATCAACTGGTCTGATAACCCGTGGTTTCCTGACACACTGCGGGACGAAAAAGACACCCTCAAAGCCCGAGATATTCAGGCTTACAACACCGTTTGGGAAGGTTTGTGCCGCCAAACTGTTGATGGGGCCATCTTTGCCCGAGAAATGCAGATGGCTGACATGGAAGGTCGCATTACCAACGTGCCCTATGACCCAATCAAGCCTGTCCATGCCGTGTTTGACTTGGGTTGGTCTGATATGACCGCCATCTGGTTTGTGCAGTTCATTGGCATGGAAACCCGTTTGATTCGCTATTTCGAGATCAACCAAACCACGATGAGCGAAATCCTGGCAAAGATGCAGGCGTTTGGGTATATCTACGACACCCTGTGGCTCCCGCATGATGCCGAACACAAAACCCTGGCATCTAATGGGCGCAGCATTGAAGAGATTGTCAGATCGGCTGGATTTAAGACCAAAATCCTTGAGCGCGTACCTGTGACAGACTCCATTAACGCAGCTAGAACAATTTTTAGGTCGTGCTATTTCGATAGGAATAATTGTGAGCAAGGGCTACAATGCCTCAGACATTACCGCTACGAGGTTGACCTGGAAACAGGCCAATTCAGCAAGAATCCGCTGCATGACCATTATTCCCATGGTGCAGACGCTTTCCGCTATATTGGCTTAATGGTGAACGAACCAAGAGGGCGGCAACGTCAGAAACCACAGCCGCAGTATTACGGCGGTTCAAACGCATGGATGGGTTAAATGGCAGAAACTAACCAAACCGATTACGACCCTCGGATTGACGAGGCCATCAAGTTTTTGGAGTGGGCAAATGATGCCGACACCATGAACCGACAGGAAGCCCTAGAAGATTTGAAGTTTGTAAATGGTGACCAATGGCCCATTGAACTCCAAAACAGCCGAAGCCTGGAATCTCGCCCGGTTTTAACCATTAATAAGCTGGACGGTTATTGCCGACAAGTGGTTAACCAGATTCGCCAGCAGCGCCCTCACCCTCGCGTGCATGGCATGAACGACCAAGCAGATGCCAAGGTTGCTGAGGTTATCCAAGGCATCATTCGCCACATTGAAGCCAATTCCAACGCTGACAACGCATACGACACGGCTGCCGATTACGCTGTTCGCATGGGCTGGGGCTTCATTCGCATCCGTACCGACTACATCAACGAGACTTCTTTTGAGCAAGAAATCTATATTGACCCCGTAGACAACCCGTTTACGGTTTATTTTGACCCTAACTCGGTTTTACCTGACGGGTCGGATGCAGAGAATTGCCTCATCACCACAATGATGAGCAAAAAGACGTTTAAAAAGATGTACCCCGACGCTGATGCTGAGAATTTCACGCAGCGCGGAACAGGTGACAGTCAAAGCGAATGGATCACAAAAGAGGATATTCGTCTTGCTGAATACTATTACACGGTACGCGAAAAAGACACACTGCTTTTATTGAGCGACGGAACTTCTATTTTTGAAAGCCAGTTCAAAAAGCAAGAGCAGATGTTTGTCGGTGCGGGCATTTACCCGATTGATGAGCGCCCCTCCATGCGTAAGCGCATCAAATGGTGCAAATTGACCGCTTGCGAGGTCTTGGAAGAGGGTGAATGGGCTGGCAAATATCTCCCGATCATTCCCGTTTATGGCCGCCACTGCGTGATTGGTGACAAACGCAAGAAGTTTGGCATGGTGCGTCACGCCAAAGACGCGCAACGGATGTACAACTTCTGGCAAACCTCAACCACTGAATCCATTGCCCTGGCCCCCAAAGCCAAATGGTTGCTGGCTGAAGGCCAAGACGAGGGACACGAAAATGAATGGGCGCAAGCAAACATTCGTTCTTTCCCAATCCTGCGTTACAAACAGACAGACATTGAGGGTCGCCCCGCGCCAGTCCCATCCCGTCTGCAACCCGAGCCGCCGCCAGATGGCATCATGGCCGCAACAGGGATGATTGACAACGACATTAAGACGTTGATGGGCATCTTTGATCCTGCCCAACTTAAACAAGGCAACATTTCAGGCAAAGCACTGAACGGTCAGCAACAGCAAGTTGACCTGTCGAACTTTGACTTTTACGACAACCTTACAAAGTCGCAGTGCCAAGTGGCTCGTTTGATCTTGGACTTGATCCCGAAGATTTACGACACGCAGCGCGTTTTGCGAATCATTGGCGAGGATGGTCAGCCTGATTTGGTGACCGTCAATGAGTATGATTCTGTTCAGCAAGTTGTAAAAAACAACCTTGCTGTGGGTCTTTACGATGTAGTGATGGACACTGGCCCAGGTTACAACAGCAAACGCCAAGCCGCTGTGGAGGCCATGACACCCATTCTGGCTGCTGACCCCAACTTGATGGGGCAGATTGGCGATTTGTGGTTCCGTAACATGGACTTCCCGAATGCCGATTTGATTGCAGACCGCTTGGCAACATTGAACCCGCTGGCGCAGATTGACGAAAAGTCTGACATCCCGCCACAGGTTCAGATGACCATTAAAAACTTGCAGGCACAGAACGAGCAGATGCAACAGGCTTTGCGCCAATTCCAGCTTGATTTGGCGCAGCGCAAGGAAATTGAGGGCATGAAACAGCAAGGCGAAACTAACCGCGAACTCATGCGTCAGACCGCCAAAGCGCACAACACCGAGACTATGGCAGAGGTTAAAGTCAATGACCAAAATACCCGCGCCATTACATCGCAGAACAAAATGGAAATTGAAGCAATCATGGAATTGCTCATTCACCACATGGACACAAGCCGCCTTGAGCGTGAAATTGAGAAACGTAATGCCGAGCAATATGCGTACATGAACGCAGCGGCTGCGGACATTTCGCACCAAGGCAATCCGTTGACCAATATGTAAATTCGTGCTAAAACTTGCACAAACCTTACCCGTGAGGCACACGGGGCAAAAATCGTAGGGATACGTATGTCCGAAAACCAAGCAAGTCAGATTTTGACGAGCGAAAATGCGGCTGAGTTCTATGCACAAAAACTGGGGTTAGCCCAAGCGACTGAGGAGCCTGCGGCTGTTGAAGCGGAAACGCCAGCAGAGCCAGAGCCTCAAGATGCTGACGGGAGTGAACCAGAAGCGAAAGAGGAAGCCAAAACACAGGAAGAGCGAAAGCAAAATCCTAAACTTGAACGGCGTTTTTCTGAGATCACAAAGCAACGTGAAGAAGCGCGTAAAGAAGCGCAACGGGAACGTGAGCAGCGTGAAGCCTTAGAAAGACGGCTTGCGGAGTTGGAATCAAAAGCACAGCCCCAAAAGGTTGAAACTTCTGATGAAGAGCCGCAACCGAGCCAGTTTGCAGATGCGTTTGAATATGCCAAGGCACTCGCTGAGTACACGGCTGACAAGCGAATCGCAGACATGAAACGACAGGAAGCCGAGGAAAAGGTTGCCGCTGAACGCCAAAAGGTCATTGACTCTTGGGCGACCAAAGTGCAACAAGCCAAAGCTGATCTGCCAGATTTTGATGACATGGTGGCATCTTCAAATGTTGTCGTGTCAGATGCAATTCGTGATTCGATTTTGGAAAGTGAAGTGGGGCCACAACTCCTGTATCACTTGGCTGAAAACGAAGAACTTGCACAAAGAATCGCAGGAATGTCGGAACGGGCTGCGCTGAAAGAGTTGGGGAAACTTGAGGCAAAGTTTGAAAACAAGTCTCAAGAGCCAGAGCAGAAACCTGTGGCGAAAAGCAAAGCACCTGCGCCTGTTCGCCCTATCAAAGCTGCCGCCGGAGTAGCAGACATTAAACTGGACAGTGATGGAAAGTTTTATGGAAGTTACGCTGAGTGGAAAGCAATGAGACAGGCTGGCAAGATCAGGTAAAACCCTTTTTTGTCCATAATCTTGGAGTAAAAACATGAGCAATAATTTGCTTACCATTAGCAAGATCACCAACGAGGCGTTGATGGTCTTGGAAAACGAATTGACCTTCTCGCAAGGCGTTGACCGCAACTACGACGACCAATTTGCCGTTGTGGGTGCAAAAATCGGTAACACCTTGAACGTCCGTAAACCCGGTCGTTTCATCGGTACTACTGGCCCCGCCTTGAACGTTGAAGATTTCAACGAAACCAGCGTGCCCGTCACTCTGTCCACACAATTCCACGTTGATACCCAGTTCACCACTCAGGACTTGGCTCTGTCGTTGGATATGTTCTCGGATCGCGTGTTGAAGCCCGCTATTGCCGCTATTGCCAACAAGATTGACTATGACGGCACGACCTTGGCTGCTAACAACACGGCTAACATCGTCGGAACCCCTGGCACTCCCTCGACTGACTTTGGCACTTACCTGACTGCCCAAGCCTATCTGGATGCCGAAGGTGCGCCCCGTGATGGCCGCCGCACCTGCGTGTTGGAACCCTTCACCTCTGCCACTATCGTGAACAGCCTGAAAACTCTGTTTGTGCCGCAAGAAGCCATTGGCTCGCAGTACAAAAAGGGTATGATGGGCCGTGACACCGCTGGTATGGACTGGAAAATGGATCAGAACATTTACAGCCACACTTTCGGTTCGTTCGCTGGCACAGCAACTTGCAGCACCACCGCCGCCTCTGGTTTCTTGACCTCTGGCTGGGCTTCTAGCTCTACCATCACCATCACATCGACTGGTGCTGTGAGCCTGAAGCAAGGTGACGTTATCACTATTGATGGCGTGTACGCAGTCAACCCACAGAACCGCCAAGCCTACGGCTCTAACAAGCTCCGTAACTTTGTGGTGAACGCAGCCGCTTCTGGCACTGGCACATCGTTTACTGTGAACGTCAGCCCCGCTGTTATCAGCGCAGGTCAGTTCCAAAACGTGAGCATCCCGTCCACAAGCACCACTGCTACTGTGAACTTCTACAACAAGACTGGTGCTGTGTCGCCCCAGAACATCATCATGCACCGCAACGCTTTCACATTGGCTACCGCCGATTTGGAATTGCCTGAAGGCGTGCATTTCGCAGGTCGCGCATCTGACAAAGATGTTGGCTTGTCGATCCGTGTTGTTCGCCAGTACACCATCAACAACGATTCGATCCCGACTCGTTTGGATGTTCTGTACGGTTGGGCACCTCTGTACCCTGAATTGGCTTGCCGCGTTGCCAGCTAATTGATTTGGTGGGGGAGAAATCCCCCGCTTCTCAAACTCTTTTTGTAAGGAAACGAAAATGTCTAATCCAGGACCAGCATCAACCCAAACCCCCGTTTATTTGCTGAACGGCAACGCCGCAGACGGTTCGCTTATCGCAGCCGCAGGTGGCAAAGTGGGTTTCTATGGCACAACTCCCGTGGTTCAAGCAGGCGCAATTACTGCCCTGCCCACAACCCCGACCACAGCCGAAATCGTCACTGCGGTGAATGATTTGATTACTGCTTTGCAGAATGTCGGCCTCACAGCCTAAGTTCTAAGCAGTTGCCTTGGGGCTATCCTCGAAAGGGGGTAGCCCTTTTTACATTGGAGACACGATGCACGTAATGATTGCGATACCCGCTTACACGGGTGTGGTTCATGTAGCCACAATGCGCTCACTGTTTAATGATTTGCTTGAGTTGGTCAAAAGGGGTGACAGATTCACGCTGGTTGACGATATTGGCAATGCTTTAATTGCCGACTCAAGAGGCGTAATTGCCACTAAATTTTGGGAGTCAGATTGTGACTGCTTGGTTTTTGTCGATAACGACGTTTCTTGGCAGGACGGCGGCTTACTTAGGATTGTTGATGCTCCTGTCGATCTTGTGGGTGGGGTGTATCCTGCTCGTCGCGACCCTATCTCTTACCCAATTCATTATCTCGAAAAAGAAGAATTGTGGGCAGACCCACAAACGGGGCTTTTAGAGGTCAAATCAATTCCAACTGGGTTCATGAAAATCAGCCGAAACTGCATCGCTAAGATGATTGAGGCGTACCCTGAAAAACACTATTACACAGCCGAAAGAGACAAGCAGTTTTATCCATTGTTTGACCATGTTTTTGAAGATGGTTACAAATATGGCGAGGACTTCAGCTTCTGTATTCGCTGGCGCAAAATCGGGGGGCAAGTTTGGATTGACCCTGAAATGCACATGGGGCACACTGGCCTCAAAATATTCAAAGGCCACATCGGGAATTGGTTAAAAAACCGCTGATTGGGCTAGAATTCAACCATTCTTTGCAAAGGAATCATCATGCCGATTACCTCCAATTATTTCCGTCCAATTGGCGTAACTCACGCAATTTCTGTTGGCGCAAGTGCCACATCGGAAGTAAAAATCAACAATTCAAGCAATGACCAAAATAACACGGTGGCTCTGTTGAACACTGGTTCAACTTCCGTTGCTGTAAAGTTTGGCCAGTCTGGTGTATCTGCCCCTGTTTTGCCTGTGAGTGGCTCCACAACTGGCGACTTTGTGCTGCCTCCCAATATGATTACCCCTCTTGTGTACGCAGTACCCACAACCCCAAGTTATGTTCGCATGATTGGATCAGGCGCTGGCCCGTCCATCGTCTACGTTACACCTGTCGGCGCTTAATTTTTAAAGGGGGCAGGAATGTCAGACCCCGCAGAGTCATCAGTTCAAAACCTACTGCCTGTTCAGGCGTACTTTGACACTGACGGAAATTTTCAGACTTTTATTGGTCAGGGAAAACCGTTTTATGCAACGGTTAACCCTTCCCAATCGGGTCTGCACATCACAAACAGCACGATTGACTCAACCACAATCGGTGCAACAACCCCGTCCACTGGTGTTTTCACAAACATCAGCACAACCACAGGCACGATTGCAACCACTCCAGCAAACTCGCTGGACATTGCAAACAAGCAATACGTTGATGACGTAGCCCAGGGGCTGAGTTTCAAACAGGCTTGCGTTTACACAACGACAGGCGACATTACCCTTTCTGGCCTTGCCACACAATCTGGCGGTGATTGGGCATCATCCCTGACCGCTGGTGACCGCATTTTGGTCAAAAACCAAACAGCTACGGCTGACAACGGTATTTATGTTGCTACCTCTGGCGCATGGTCACGTTCCGCAGACATGAATACATGGGCAGAAGTGCCTAGTTCGTATGTTTTCATTCAGCAGGGAACAGTAAACCTAGACACAAGTTGGGTTTGCACAAGTGACGCAGGCGGCACGATTGGTGTCACGCCAATCACGTTTGTCCAATTTGGTTCATCTGGCACATACACCGCAGGAACTGGCCTTGGGTTGGCTGGAAACCAGTTCTATATTGCCAACACAACCGTCACGGCGGGTTCGTATGGAACAGCAGCAAAAACGCTGTCGCTCGGCGTAAATGCTCAAGGCCAACTGACCTCAGTTTCAGCCACTGACATTGCCATCGCTGCATCGCAGGTTACCTCTGGCACGTTTGATTCTGCTCGATTGTCTGGTTCTTACACAGGAATTACAGGCGTTGGCACACTGACAGCAGGCACATGGAACGCCAACACAATCGGCGTTGCTTATGGCGGCACAGGCGCAACCACGTTCACGGCTGGTTACCTCAAAGCGAATGGCACAACCGCTTTCAGCACTGTTTCAAGTATTCCAAGCTCAGACATTACTGGCTTGGGCACGATGGCAACGCAAGATGCGTCAAACGTGGCAATCACAGGCGGTTCTGCGGCCCTTGGTACGCTTAAAACGCTTGGGCTGACGGGTTACCTGTATGGGAACGATACAAGCGCTGTAACGGCCTCCACAACGATCCCAAGCTCGGCAATCAGCGGTCTTGGCACAATGGCTGTTCAAAACGCCAACAGTGTGAACATCACTGGCGGCACAGCCACTGGCCTGACCAACTTGGGCGCGGATTATCTGCAACTTAATACAGGTGCGACAGTCACTGCGGCGGTTGGCAAAGTTTGGTGGGATGGCGGCACGACTTTAAACATTGGGATGACCTCAAACGTCACCCAAAAAGTCGGTGAAGATCAGTTTTATTACGTCAAAGCCTCAAGTGCCATCACAAAAGGCCAAGTCTGTATGTTTACAGGCTCTGTGGGCGCGTCTGGTGTCATTACCGCTGCGCCGGCCACAGGTGTGACCGATGGCTCTTACATTGTTGGCATTGCCGCAGAATCGATTGCATTGAATGGCTTTGGTGTCATTCAGTCGTTTGGCATTTTGCGTAACGTGGACACCTCGGCTTTTGCTGATGGCGATATTCTTTGGTACAACCCTGCGGTCACTGGCGGGCTGACCAAAACACAACCATCTGCGCCAAACGTCAAAGTGCAAATGGCTGCTGTGGTCAATGGCGGCTCGTCTGGTGGTGGCACGATTCAAATTCGCGTTAATGCTGGCTCGGTATTGGGCGGCACAGACAGTAACGTTCAGTTTGGCTCTTTGTCCAATAACGACCTGATCCAATATGACAGCGGCCTGCAATACTGGAAAAACGTTGCGCCAAGCACAGTCTCGGTTGGAACTGCAACCAATCTGGCTGGCGGTGGGGCTGGTTATGTCCCATATCAGTCTGGTTCTGGTGCTACATCTTTCCTGTCGGCTGGCACTATTGGGCAAGTTCTGACCTCAAACGGGTCAAGTGCGCCAACATGGACAACGCCTGCGTCTGCCATCACGATTTCTGATGACACGACCACAAACGCAACTCGTTACCCGCTATTTGCCAACCAAACCACTGGATCGGCATCTACGGAATATGTCAGTTCAACCAAACTGCAATACAACCCATCAACAGGCGAATTCACATCCACCTCGTTTACGGGTGCAGGCACTGGTCTAACAGGAACTGCGTCAAGCCTTTCGATTGGAGGCAATGCAGCGACAGCTACAAGCGCGACCACATCCACCAATTTGGCGGGCGGCGCAAACGGCTCTGTGCCTTATCAAACCGCATCGGGAACAACAACCTTCTTGGCTGCCGGAACAAATGGGTATGTTTTGACTTTGGCTGGTGGAGTTCCAACATGGGCAGCCGCTGCAAGTTCTGGTCTTACCATTACCGATGACACAACAACCAATGCAACCCGTTATTTGACGTTTACAAGCGCCACAACGGGGTCAATCACTGGTGAAAACGTAGCGTCTACCAAGCTGCAATTTAATCCGTCAACAGGTCTTTTAAGCTCCACTAGCGTGACAGCTTCCAATACTGTTACTGGGGCTTTGGTTAATGCTACAAATGGCATTTACATCAACAATTTGACGATCTCATCAAATTATTCGGTTCCTAGTGGATCAAGCGCAATGTCAGTTGGCCCTGTGACAATATCAAGCGGAATTTCCGTAACAGTTGCAAGCGGTTCTAAATGGGTTGTTTTGTAAGGAATCTGTATGTTTAACTGGAAAATCACAGATATTCAAGCCTCGGATGGCTTGATAACTCAAGCTAAATATCATGTGACTTTAAGTAAAGATGGTGAAACCATTGAAACTGAAGGTCATTGGCGATTTGGCGATCCTGTTGCCAAAGTCGCTTTTGACCAAGTGACAGAGGAAATGGTTATTGATTGGGTGAAGGAAGAAGCTACCCAATATGGTAAGAACATCATAGAATCATCTTTAACGGAACAGCTTGAACGCCTGAAAGCACCTAAAGTCTTGCCGCCTTGGGTTCCGCAAGTTTTTTCATTGGATCAAAAATGACAAAACCAATAGACATTATCAGTAGGGCGCTCAAAGACATTGGCGCTTTAGAGGCGGGTGAAACGCCGACTCCAGAAGCCGCGCAAGATGCGTTTGATATGTTTAATGACTTGATTGACCAATGGTCAAACGAGCATTACATGGTGTTTAACGTGACAGAGATCATCTTTCCTGTGGTCGCTGGACAAACCCAATACACCATTGGCCCAAACCCAAGCACATCAAACTTTATTGGCGCATCTTTCACGGGGTCAATTTCTGGAAATGTGCTGACGGTTTCTGGAATCAGCTCTGGCGCTGTGGCTCAAGGTCAAACATTGAGTGGCACAGGAATCACGCAGGGCACAAAGATTGTGCGAAACCTGACAGGTGCCGGCGGCAACGTAAACGAGCAGGGAACTTATGAGGTAAACATTTCCCAAACTGTTGCCTCAACAACAATCACTGCTTATTACCAAAAACCTTTGAGCATTGATTCTGCGTTTGTGCGTATCAATACAACATCAAACGGACAGCCGATTTTGAACGGCGGTTTGGACTATCCGATTTCTGTTTTGGCTTTGCAGGAATATGAGTTGATTGGCTTGAAAACGCTTAATGGCCCGTGGCCTAAGGCGATTTATTTCAATCCCAATGAAGAATCTGGCAACTTGTTTGTGTGGCCTAACCCTTCTCAGGGCGAAATGCACTTGTTTGCCAATACTATTTTCAGCCGTTACGACACCATGTATTCAGACATTGTGATGCCGCAGGGTTACATGATGGCTTTTCGCTGGTGCTTGGCTGAACGTCTGATGCCTATGTATGGCAAGAGTTCTACGAACCAGATTGAGCTGGTGAATTCCTTTGCTGCTCAAGCAAAAGCTACGCTGAAGCGCACAAACATGGCCCCGATCCAAACCGCTCAGTTCCCTGATGCACTATTGACAGGCAAAGCAAAAGATGCCGGATGGATTTTGTCTGGTGGTTTCTTTAGGTAATTGATATGGCATACGGAACCGCAAACGTTGATGTAATCCAGAGTAGCACTGCTGGCACGCCTGTTCAATTCAATGATGGCAACGGCACGCAGGTGGGTACATTGTGTCGTGCTTGGGTGAACTTTAACGGACTTTCTGGAGCAAGTCCTGTTATTCGTGCGTCGTTTAATGTGAGTAGTGTTGTTCGTAGCGCCACGGGCGACTATACAGTTAATTTTACAAACGCTTTGTCAGATTCAAATTATTCAGTTTGCGGCTCTTGTCTTGGCGGCTCCTCTAGTGGCTCTAATTATGTTTTGTTTGGTGGTAAAAATGCTAATACAACCAATACACAAACAACCAGTGCCGTACAAATTACTACTGCGTATGTTGCATCTACTGGTGGCGTTGGTGGTTTAATAGACCATCCTGTAATTAGCGTTTCTGTTTTCAGATAAGAGGCCAACATGACAACAACAATTAATGCCTCCACTTCAAACGGCCTTGTTCAAACTGCCGATGGTTCTGGCATCATCAAGGTGCAGAGCAACGGTGTGACCACTAATGCGTTGGCTTGGGGTAGCTATGCAATGGTTGGCAGTGGCTCAACACCTACACTCCGTAGCTCATATAACATTTCCAGTATCACACGAAACAGCGCGGGTAATTACACTTTTGCATTTACAAACTCAATGTCTGATGCGAACTATTCTTCACCTTGTTGTGTAAATTATCTTTCTGGAACAGGTACGCTTGCATCCGCTGTTGCTTCCACAAACTCAAAGTCAACATCTAGTGTTCAATTTTTAGTTGGATATGTAGCAACAGGGGGAGCAGGGGCTACCTTATACGACTACGGTATTGATTTTGCAATTTTCGGAAACTAAGGAAACACATGAACGTCATTATTTACACAAACGAAAACGGCGGTGTATCTGTCTGTGTTCCCACAGGAGAACTAGACATTCAAGCTGTAAAAGCAAAAGACACCCCAAGTCATTCCATCATCGTTCAAGACTCTGAACTGCCTCAAGAAGATAATGATTTCTTTGACGCATGGGAATTGTCTAACGGTGCTGTGAGCGTCAATCTGGACAAGGCCAAAGAGATCACCAAGAAGCGTCTCCGCGCCATGCGCGAACCGTTGTTAGCTGCTCAGGATGTACTGTTCCAACGCGCTTTAGAGACAGGTTCTGACACATCTGCAATCGTGGCTGAGAAACAGCGTCTGCGTGATGCGACCAATGCTGTTGATGGTTGCACAACCACAGCAGAACTTCGCGCATTGAGCGTTTAAGGGGTAGACATGGCAGCAACGATTACTGGCGATCAGACGGGAACAGTTGGCCTGATTAACGCCAAAACAGTTGTTGTATCAACAAGCGGTACAAGTATTGATTTCACTGGTATCCCTGCTGGTGTTAAGCGCATTACTGTGATGTTCGCGGGTGTAAGCACAAGTGGAACAATAGTACCTCTCGTTCAGTTAGGTTCTTCAGGTGGAATTGAAACCAGTGGTTATTTAGGGTGTGGTGGATACACTCAAAACGCCGGTGCTTCTGGTGCTGGAAACTATACAAACGGTTTCGGCGTAAGCGGTGCAAATAGTGCTGCATCTGTCTATCATGGTCATGTTGTTCTAACTTACTTGGGGACTTCTAATACGTGGATCGCATCTGGAGTTTTGGCCCGTTCTGACGCAGCGGTAATTACTTCGGTGGCTGGCAGTAAAAGTTTGTCTGGCACTTTAGATAGAGTCCGCATCACCTGTGCCGCAGACACCTTCGACGCTGGTTCAATTAACATCTTGTACGAATAAGGAAAATCATGCCTGATTTCGGATTTGTCGGCGCAAGTTACGAGGCTCCAAGCATCTACCAAGATGCCCAAGAGTGCATCAATTGGCGACCAGAAATTGACCCAACCAAACAGCCTGGAGAGCGAGGCGTTATTGCTTTGTATCCCACGCCTGGATTGAGTATTGCAGCCACGCTGACAAACACGGATGAAGTTCGCGGCATATATACTTGCTCTGGCGGTAATACTTTGATTGCTGTTTGTGGCTCTTACGTTTACGCACTCAATGACACTTTGACCCCAAAAATCATTGGCTCATTGCACTCAACAAGCGGGCGTGTTTCAATCGTTGACAACGGTGTGAATGTTTACATCGTTGATGGTCTTTATCGCTACACATGGGTGATTGGAAGCCAGACTTCGGCCATCTTTACCGCATCTGTTTCTGGCACAACCATGACGGTGACCAGTGTCAAAGAAGGAACGCTTGCGGCAAGCCAGCAGCTTTTCGGCATTTCTGTTTCAGATGAGACTGTCATTACAGCTTTGGGAACTGGAACAGGTGGCGTTGGTACATATACGCTAAATAACAGCCTCACGCTTTCATCGCGTGAAATGTACACCACTTCCGTTGGTGCAACTGTTACAGGTTCAATTTCAGGCTCAACCCTGACCGTTACCGTTGTTTCAAGCGGAACGCTAAAAATTGGGCAAACCATTCAAGGCTCTGGTGTTGCTGCAAACACCATGATTACGGCGTTTGGCTCCGGAACTGGTGGAACGGGAACATACACCGTCAGCGGCACTCAAACAGTTCTATCCACAACGCTTTACGCTTTGAATTGGACGGTTATTCCATCCTCTGATGGCGCTTTCAGTGGTGGTGAGGTGGTGGACATTGTGGACAATTATTTTGTTTACAACCGACCAGAATCTCAGCAATGGGGTTCGTCAGACCTTCTTTCCCCTGTTAGTGGGGCGTTAAGTTATGGCACAAAAGACGGTGCGCCTGACAAGCTGATTTCCTTGATCGTTGACCATCGTGAGGTTTATTTGCTTGGGGAAGCCTCATCCGAGGTCTGGGTTGATGTTGGTGCGGTTCCATTTCCGTTTCAACGTATTCCTGGCACATCAACACAACACGGCATTGCGGCAAAGTTCTCCATGTCTCGGTTTGGAAATTCTTTTGCCTATGTATCGCGTAATGCTCGCGGTCAGGGGCAGATCGTTCAAATGAATGGATACACCCCGCAGCGAATTTCCACTCATGCCGTTGAGAATTCCCTTGTTGACCAAAACATTGATGACGCAATCGCTTGGACGTATCAACTGGAAGGCCACGAGGTTTATGTTGTCACATTCCCGAGCATTGGGAACAACGGTCTTACATGGGCTTTTGATGGTTCAACAGGACTTTGGCACAAATGGTTGTGGACAAATAATCTTGGTCAGTATGAGCGTCATCGCGGTAACTGCGCCACTCTTTTCAAAGGTCGTGTTTTGGTCGGAGATTACGAAAATGGCAACATTTACTATTTGAATCAATCTGTTTACACCGACAACGGCCAAAAAGTGCGCCGCCTTCGCCGTTGCCCACATATTACGACAGACTTACAACGTCAGTATTTTGATGAGTTACAGATTCAATTCCAGCCTGGGGTTGGTTTGACGGGTACTACCACACCGCTGAATGATGAAGTTGTTGGGGCTGATCCACAAGCCATGTTGCGTTGGTCAAATGATGGCGGCTCAACTTGGTCAAACGAGCATTGGGTAAGTATTGGCAAGATTGGTAAATACTTGAACAGAGCCATTTGGAGGCGCTTGGGATGGTCGCGTGACCGCATTTTTGAGGTGGTGGTGACAGACCCCGTGAAAGCGGTTATTGTGTCGGCAAACCTTAAAGCAACGCAAGGGGAAAACTGATGGCTGGTGGAATTTACGGCTCAAGCCAAACCAACCCATATCCGCAGACAGAGTTCTTGGATGGGACAAAACGACCATCCCGCGCTTGGCAACAGTTTTTCTTGAATTTGCTTAATTTTTCGTCATCCACCACGGCCACGGCAGGCTCGGCAACGTTGCCAGCCGCACCTGCTGGCTTTATGAATGTGACGATAAACGGGCAACAATTCAAGGTTCCCTATTACAATCAGTAACATGAACGATCTTGCCCTCAATCATGTCCCAACAAAGGCTGAAATTGATCGTTTGCAAGCCGAAATGGTCAAGATGCCTCAAGCAGAACTTGAGACGGAGCATTACTTTTCAGGTGGGATGTACTGCCGCAAATTGATTCGTCCTGCGGGGACTTTGATTGTGGGAAAGGTTCACAAGAAAGATCATTTTTTCTTGTGTGCAAAAGGGCAAATTATTGCTTGGTCAGAAAAAGGCATGGTTACTCTGAATGAGGGCGATGTAATCTGTTCCAAGGCTGGCACAAAGCGGGTGACTTTGGCTGTGACTGATGCGATTGGCATTACGTTTCACAGAACTAACAAAACCGACTTGAACAAAATTGAAAAAGAGCTGATTGAGCCTGATGAAACGGCTCTGTTTGACGCTCAAAACAAAGTCAAACTTCCTGAATTGAAGGGGTGATGTTATGTCATGGGTAGCCGCAGCAGTTGTTGGTGGATCGTTAATTTCTGCAAACGCAGCGCGTTCTGCGGCACAAACTCAAGCTGATGCCGCAGCTCAAGCCGCTGCCGTGCAAAGAGAAATTTTCAACATTCAAAACGAACAGCAAAAGCCGTATCGTGAGGCTGGATACGCCGCACTGAGCGACATTGCGAATTTGAAACCTTACCTTACTCAGCGGTATGGCACAGAAGAGTTCATGAAAGGAATTGACCCTGGTTATCAATTCCGACTTGAGCAAGGCCAAATGGCAAATCAGCGAGCCGCAAACGTAGGCGGTGGCGCATTGTCTGGAAACACGCTAGCTGGCTTGCAAGCCTATACCCAAGGTCAAGCATCACAAGAGTTTGGAAATGCGTTCAATCGTTTTCAGACAGAGCGCGGCAACATTTACAACACGCTTTCAAACATTGCGGGTCTGGGGCAGACTGCCGTTAATCAAACAACTCAAGCCGCTGGTCAATATGGCGCAAACGTTGCCAACCTGACAACAGGCGCGGCAGCGGCTCAAGCCGCAGGAACTGTGGGGGCTGCAAATGCCTTGGCTGGTGGAGCGCAATCGCTTGGCAATTATGCGTTCCTCAATAATTTGATGAATCGTGCGCCAGTAACACCCGTTTCCGCATTGGGCACTGGAGGATATTCTTCTGGGGCTAATTATGATTTAGCCACTGCTGGTAAGACTGGTGGTTTGGGACTCAGAATTTAAGGATAAGTGATGCCACAAATCAATCAAATTCAACCTGTCGCAGCAAACATTCAGCCAACCCCGCCAATGTCACTATCTGACATGGTTGGGTTGGCTCGCGGTGTTCAGGCTTATCAGCAAGCCGAACAGATGAATCCTCTTGCTGTGCAAACGGCAAAAGAGACTTTGACGCAATCACAAGTCAAATCTGAACAAGATGTGATGGCTCTGAATCAAAAGCGATTCAAGCACATTGCTGACAGTCAGATTTCCATGATTAACAACCCTTTGGTGATTGCTGCGGAACAAAACCCCAACGCAGTCAATAAAGAGGAGTTGGTCAAACAGATCACACAAAATGGCGTGAATACCGCAAAGGCTTTGGGTATTCCTCAAGGTCAGGCTTTGGAGTTGCTCCAGCCTTACATTCAGATTGCTCAAACCAATCCGTCTGCCTTGCGTCAGTATTACAAAGAGCGTCATATTCAAGGCTTGGATGAAGGCGCACGCACATCCGCTTTGGCTTCAAGTGGGGTTGGTATCAATACAGGTGCTGGCGGTTACAGCGTCCAAACAGGCGAATTTGGCCCACAACGTGCAGGGACGATTATTCCTGGCACTGCTTACGAATCCAAACTTGGCCCTGGTCAAATCATGGAGCCGACAGGTCGCGTTGATCCTGCTGGAAACCCAACCGCATACGTCAAAGATGCGAACGGCAGACTTTTGGGCGAGGTCACTATCCCCGCTGGTGTTGGTCAGCCACAGATTGCGCCTCAAGGTGGTCAGCCTGCGCCGCAATCAAATGCGCCTGTGCGTATGCCTTATGAAACGCCTGAAACAATGGCTGGCGCACGAAACATTCAACTCAACGCCAACAAAGCAGCCACAGGTGTTCAATCTTCGCTGTATAACAACAACAAGATTATTCAGCTGGCTGACAAAGCACTGGTCGGTGCTGGTGCTGAGACATTGAGCAAGTTGGGTGGCGGTTACGCTGCGCTGCCTTGGACTTCTGACGCAACCCAAAACCGTCAAATCTTGGGTCACCAGATGGCTTTGGAAACCGCAAACCTTGCCTCTGCCGCTGGCTTGGGAACAGATGCGGCCCGTGGCCTTGCTGAAAAAATGGCCGGAACAACCGAGTGGACTCCAGACGCAATCAAGGCAACAGCCCGCATGAACCGCGCTTTGTCTACTGGTATTGGTTTGTTCAATGAAGGCGTAAACAACACCGTTAAAGGTGCTGGCAACAATCCATTGGCTGCGCGTGAATTCCAAAATCGTTGGACTTCTCAGGAAAACCTTGTACCAACATTGCAATTCGTTGATGCTGTTCGCAACGGCGATCAAGCGGCAATCAAACAGATTGTGGATGGCGCAGGCGGTTACGGTTCAAATGGCTACAAAAAACTGCTGATTCAAGCTGATAATCTCAGCAAACTTGTGAAAGGCAAATGATGTTTGACTTTTCGGCTGAATCGCTTGACTCGGCTGTGCAAGGCGCATACGGCAAAAAGCCTTCTGCGACTCCACAAATGCCGCCACGCCAGAGACTTTTTGGCGCAAACCCACAGTTACAACCAGAAGAGGAAACACCATCAACAGATGGTTTTTCTTTTGATGCGGTGACGTTGAACAATGCTGTGCGTCAGGCGATGCAAGCGCAGCCTGCGCCTCAAAGCAATGTCGGTGGCGTGGCACAGGGGTTGTTTGGCAAAGTCAAAGAGGTTGGTCAAGGTCTTGCGTCTTTGGCTGATGTGACTGTTGGTGGTGTAATTCCTGCTGTGGCTGGTAGCGCAACCTATGCTGGTGCGCGAGCATTTGGGAAAACACCAGAACAGGCGGCACAACTTGAGCAACAAGTGGTAGGCGCAACCGAAAAGCCATTTGGCAAAGCATTTGGCTTGACAGAGACTGCTGGATATAAAGGCGAGGCAACCCGTCAACTGATGGACTTTGTTGGTCAAAACGTCAGCAAAGGCGCGGAATGGATTTCTCAAAAAACAGGACTGCCTGTTTCTGATGTGCAAAACATGATTGGCACATTGACCGTTGCCGCAACTCCCGCTGGTGCAAAGGCCGTTGCATCGGAAGCCAAAATGGTTGGTCAGGCTGTTAAACAAGGCGCTGAAAAGGTTGCTAAACCTGTCGCGGAAATGGCTGAACAATTCAAGGCAAAATTACCTACGGTTCGCATGGAAAAAGCGCCACAGCCCGTCATGCAAGGTATGGGGGCAGCAGAGGTTAATGCGGCCCGTTTGCGCCAAGAGCGTGGCAATGAATTGCTTATCCCGATGGGCGATGATTTGACCAGAAGCCAACTCACACGTAATCACGGCGATGTGATGTTTGAGCGTGAGACAGCAAAAGACCCTGAACTTGGTTTGCCGCTTCAAGAAAAATACGCCCTGCAAAACCGCAAGCTGCAACAGAACTTGCAAGCCGAGGTGGATGCAACTGGCGCAGAAATGGTTGGAATGGATGCGCCTCAGTTTGGCAAAAACATTGCCGACGCTGTTCAGAACTATCGTAATACTCGATACCAAGAAGTTACGGACGCTTACAAGAAGGCGCAAGAGGCTGGTGAAACAGCGCAGCCTGTTTCTTATCAGGGCATCAGCGATTTGATTGCCAAAGAAACGCAAGGCCGCCCGACCAAAAAGGCGCAAAACCCGCTTTATTCCATTGTTGAGGAAGAACTCAAAGCCAATGATCCTAATGGCACAGGCATGATTTCTGTCAACGCAATGGAGGACATTCGCAAACTCATCAACGATGAAGCCGATCCAGCCAAAAAGGGTAGCGTGCGTCTTGGCAAACAGATTAAAGGGCAGATTGATAAAGCCACAGAAAACGCAGGCGGCGACCTATACAAAGAAGCCCGCGCCAAAAATCGCGAGTTTGAGGCCGAGTTTGAAGATCAAGGCATCATTCGTGACATTAACCGCCTGAAAAAAGGCACATCTGATCGAGTTGTGCCATTGGAAAACTTGGCTGACAAACTTATTTTCAAGGGAACGGGCGCAGATGTTCAGGCCGTGTTTGCGACTTTGGAAAAGATGGGGCCAGAAGGCCAGCAAATTGCCAAAGAGTTGCGCGGGTATGCCGCTGAAAAGATTCGTCAAGAGGCCACAAAGGGCGTAGGACGCGACATTGAAGGTCGCCCATACGTTTCCACTGCTGCGCTTGATAAAGAGATCAAAGCCCTTGATAAAAGCGGAAAACTTGATTTCTTGTTCGGCCCGCAGCAATCTCAGCGATTCAGAACCATCAATGAGTTCACCAAAGATTTGCAGACCACACCGCAGGGAACGGTCAACACATCTGGCACGACTTCAACATTGTTATCGGCTTTGGCCGAAATGGGCGCGTCTGCGGCAATGACAGGTGTGCCTGCGCCTGTGGCTACGATTGCAACGTATGGTTACAAACGCCACAAAGCAGCCAAGAAGATGCAAAAAGTGCAAGAATTTGCAAATCCAGGCACAAAACTTTCAGACATGAACAAACCAACAAAAATCGACCTGCGTGGTATGGCTAACAAGGAATAAACATGAGCGTCAATCTTTCACCTATTGGCAACGGTTTTCAGTTTTTCACAACCACGGGAGTTCCTCTTGCGGGCGGGAAAATCTACACATACCAAGCTGGCTCAAGCACTCCGCTTGCAACTTATTCGGACAACGCAGGATTGGTTGCAAACGCAAACCCGATCATCTTGGGGTCTGATGGTCGCCCATCAACAGAAATCTGGCTGACTTATGGTTACAACTATAAGTTTGTTTTGAAAGACGCAAACGATGTGACCATTCAAACTTACGACAATCTTTACGGAATTATTGGCGTTGAGGCATCTTCTGTCAGCCCGTTCTCGGCTGGCATGATTATGTTGTGGTCTGGAGCTATTGGCTCGATCCCTTCGGGTTGGTATTTGTGTGACGGTTCAAACGGAACACCAAACCTGACTGATAAATTTGTTGTTGGCGCAGGTTCAACATATTCTGTTGGCGGCACAGGCGGTTCTGCTGATTCAATCGTGGTTGCTCACACTCACACGGCATCATCTGTTGTGACAGACCCTGGTCACTTCCATGATTTTTATACAAACACAAGCGGTAGTGGCGCAGGTGATTCCACAACAGCAGCTTATGCGGGTTTATCTTCTGCTTCTATTACAAGAAGCCCAGACACATCAACAAACACCACAGGCATCACTGTTGCCACAACCAACACATCCACTGGTGTTAGCGGAACAAACGCCAACCTGCCGCCTTATTATGCTTTGGCATACATCATGAAGAGCTAAACATGGACGACCAAGGAATTGATCTAGTCAAATATGGTGTTTTGTGGCAAAAGGTGCAGGACATGGATAAAAAGATGGACAAGATGGAGACTCAGTTAGAACAACTGGTCGCCCTTGCCAACAAAGGTCGTGGCGGCTTTTGGGCGGGGATGATCTTTGCATCCATGTTGTCCACCTGCATTGGCTTTTTAATCGGCTGGGTTAAGAGGTAAATCATTGATCCTTTCACCCTTCTCATGGCGGCACAAGGAATCGTTGCTGGCATACGGCAGGGGTGTGAATTTCTGCGAGAAGGCAAAGCCCAAATCGGAGAGGTCAAAAAAGCTATCGGTGAAGTTAAGGCTTTTGTTGGCGAGGCAAAAGGCGTTTGGGGAGAGCTTCAAAGTCTCTGGGCGATGGTTTCGGGTCTTTTCGGCGCTCAGAAACCAAAGCAAGCTCAACAAAGACCTGTCATCGCCAACGACACGACCACAGAACGTGTTAATAAAACCGAAAAAAATGAACATGAGCCATATCGAGAGCTGAGTTATGAAGAATATCAAGCTCAAGCCATCCACGACATTTGCGAGAAGCTCAAGACGTTTTTTGAGATCAAACGGCAGCTTGCAGAGCATTGCCACAAACTAGAAGAGGAGTCCAAGACCACCACAGACATTGAAGGCGCGGCACTTGACAGGATTCAGATTGAAATGCAAATGGAACAAATGACAGTGCAGATTCGTGAGGCCATGATCTACACGCCCAAGGACATTGGGTTGCAATCCATCTACACACGATTCCTTCAGATGTACGACCAAATTTTGGAAGAGCGTGCGTTTGACCGCGAGTTGAAAGCCAAGAAAGCAAGGGATGAAAAATGGCAACGCGAGTACCGCAGCAACCTTCTAAAGGCGAAATTGGGATACGCAATAGTGGTAGCAATCGCGGCTCTGTGGATGATGGGACTGTTTTCTCTTCTATGACTGAATTCAAGTTTTGGGTGATTATTGTCACGCTGCTGATTTTTTTGCTGTTCATGATGTCACTTGGTTTGGTGTATTTGGACAAAAAGATCAAAAAGGCAGAGGCAATCCTGATTCGTGCCGAACAACTGGACAAGAAGTCCAAACCGAAGATTGAACCTGAGTCTGAAAAGGAATAGTCATGTTACCTATCGTTGCTGGCATCGTTGCCAACCTCATCAACAACGGGATGCACAAGGTCGCCGACCAAGTGATCGAAAAAGGCGTTGACGCTGTGCAGGAAAAGCTGGGCATCGAACTGAAGCCCGAAGGCGAAGCCACCCCCGAGTACAACGCCAAGCTGTCCGCCGAGGCGATGAAGCATGAAGAGTTCATGGCTGAGCTGGATGAGAAAAGCCGACAACGTGCCACCGACATGCAGATGGCCGCAATGCAGTCTACAGATGTAATGATTCGTAGGTTTCTGTACTACTACGCTTGGTACTGGGGTCTGTTTGCTGGCGCTTATTTCTTTGCTGTTTCATTCTTGCCCGTTGAGAACCGCAACCGCGACTTCGTGAACATCATCTTGGGCTTCTTGATTGGTACTGCGGTGCCAGCAATCATCGCCTTCTTCTACGGCCAAGTGAGCAAGAACCGTGAAGATAACCTAAAGCAAAAGGCAGCACCTGCCGGGGGTGACAAATGATCCCAACCATTGCTGACCTTCAGGCCGCCAAAGTCAAGAACCCTGAAAAGTGGATTGACGCAGTGGTGGCCACCTGCCAAGAGTTCGAGATCAACACACCACAGCGCGTTGCAGCATTCTTAGCGCAAACCAGCCACGAGTCTGGTGGTTACACCATGCTCAAAGAAAACCTGAACTACCGCGCCGCAACACTGGCGGCATGTTGGCCAAATCGTTTTGCGGTTCTTGGCCCCGACAAAAAGCCAATAAAGAAGGACGGCAAGCTGGTGCCAACCAAAGTTGCTGAAGCCATAGCGGGTAAACCCGAACTCATTGCGCCGCTTGTATATAGCAACCGTATGGGCAACGGCCCCGCTGAATCAGGTGATGCTTTTCGGTACATTGGCAGAGGTCTCAAGCAGCTCACAGGAAAGGACAACTATGCGAGATGTGGACGCGATCTGGGTGTTGATCTTGTCGGTAATCCTGATCTTTTGCTTGAACCACTGTACGCCGCAAGAAGCGCCGGATGGTTCTGGAAAGCGAACAACCTATCCTCATACGCCGACAAAGGCGATCTAGAAGGCATGACCAAAAAGATCAACGGTGGTCTAATTGGTTATGCCCAGCGCAAAGCACTCTATGACAAATGTTTGGCTGCCATCAACACATAACGCATTTCTTGGCATCTGGCGCACTTGTAAAGCAGTGCTAGGCAGTCTCTTTTGCCTTGGAATTCTTCCCATCTATGTCTGCACATTTCATCCCCCTGATGTAGACGGCAAATGATGCCACGGTGTCTTGAGCGAATGGGATTTTAAATTCGTTCTCAAGATTTGTGGCGATTTCCTCAATCACTTCGTTTCTGAATTTCTCAAGTTCTTTGTTTAGATTGGTCATGGCTTTGGCGATCCGTTTGGTGTTGAGTTTGCGGTCAAGTTCCTCAAAGGCTTCATCTTCAGGAGTCATGTGTTCTTCTCCTTGAGTTGATAGTCCTTGAACACAGTCCCTTTGCTCGCGTCACCCTTCCAACATTCTTTGACCCACCCACGTTTACCTGACTTGTAGGTGCGCCAATGACCTCTGACTTGGTGTCTGCGTGGGCTTGCGTGTGTCCCGCCTTGCGGGTCGTTCTTGGCCTTTGGTGGCTCAATTTCTACTGTGTGCCAGTCAAACGTCAGGGCTGACTTGCCTTTGGCTTTGCGCTTGGCGTTGATGAATGTACGTTGTGGTGTTGGCTTGTATGCTTGCGCTTCGCCAGCCAGTTTCAGCAAAACCGCATAGACCATGCGTAGGACGGGCAGGATTTCGTCTTGCGTGACCTTCCTGCCGTGGTTGTAATACTTCATTCCTTCGTCTGTCAGGATGTAGGCAAACGGCTCAAAATACTTTGTTGGTGCAATGGTGCATCCAGCCACCGTGACGCTGTTTTCTCCTGCGGTTAGCCAAAGACTGAACTTCCTGTTTTTGCTGTCTACCCCCGCAATTCCTGTTCGTTTGAATGGCAGATTCATCACCACATCTGCGGGTATGTGCTTGTCAAAGATAGGCTCCATCATGCCAACATCAAACCACAAAGCAGTTTCAGGCTCTGGAGCAAGTCTGACCGCTTCGCAAATCAAGGGTGTCATGTGTTCTTCTCCTTGAGTTGTATCTGCGCCCAATGCACACCATCACGCCATGCGCCAGCGGTTTGACCATAGTTGTTGGACTGAATCAGTCCTTGATCTATCTCGGCTGGGTCTAGAGTTTTCCATTCACACTTGGGTTGCACCAATTCAGTTGCCGCATACGACATGGCTTGCCCTAACTTCTTGACCAGCACTTGTTCAATCAGGGGCACGATGGCCTCTTGTAGCCACTCACGCAAGGCTTCCTCTTGTTTTGGCGTCATGTGTTCTTCTCCTTGGGCTTGTTGATCCAACACATCCAGTGATAGACAGTGCCTGAATCATTCCAAAACCTGTCTCCCACCTTAAACAGCCCAAAGCATCGTGGGCATTGATGCGGCTTAAATAAATCGTTCATGTGTTCTTCTCCTTGAGTTTGGCTTCAACTGCACGACCAAATGCTAGGCGGTCTTCTGTTTCCGCAGGTACGGTCAGCCATGTTTTGAACATTTCCTCATCCGTCAGCCCA